GCCTAGATAAAGTTTTGTAAAACTCTATAAATTTTTCTTGTGTGGCACTACCAGGAAATCTAAAAGGAAAACCACTAGCTCCTGGTTGAGCTGCAGTTAACTTTTCATTAAATTCATCTGCTAATCTTTTGACTGTATCTAACTTTATAACTTTTTTGCCTTTTAACTTGTCTGCATATTTATAAAAACTTTCATACAGAGCGTTTGAAACCATCATAGTATCTTCATATTCTTTACGTGCTAATCTAGATATATCACCTCCTAAAGATGCCATAGTTTGTAAAGGTGCAAAACTCTCTAGTTGTCTTTGAAAAAATCCTCTTGTTCCCTCTTGTGCTCCTTCAACCGCTCTTCTAAATGGTGTACCAACGTATGGGAATACACCAAGAACTCTTGAATAACCTTTCCAAAATGCACTATTTGTTGCTTGAATAATACCTAAAGGCATTCCATAAGTTTCTGCTACTTGTAACATTTTTTGAAAGTCGGGGTTTTTATTATCAAGTCCAAATAAAATTCTACCCACGGCTGGTTTGAACCCGTTTACCACTGGTCCGAGGGCCATGGCTCCTCCTGTAAAGGCTAAGTTCATATAAGCATCTTTTAAGAACTTAGCGTTTTGTAGTTCACGTGACTCAGTTGGCAAGTCATTGATGTGTCTTAATATTTGATTTGTTAATTCATAAACTTGTCCACCAGCTTGTGCTCCTAATGCATCTGCTCCTAACGCTCTAACTGCAAAACCTGCAGAGGCTATTCCTGCTGGTCCGGTGGGTATTGCTAATGCACCAGCTCCGCCCATAAATGCTAATGATCCGATAATTTCTGCAGTAGGTTTTGACACCAATTGGTCAGGTATCGCTCTATCTAACACTCCACCCACGTAAGGTATCTTAGATATGGCATCGTTTGCTTGTTTAAAATAATAATTAGCTGGATCAGCAATAAGTTGCATTCTTTGATTTGTATCTGCTATTTTTTGCGACAGCACTGAATAAAACTTTTTTGGTTCTGTTTGTGGATCGTATGGTATGTCTGATAAAATATTAGCAGCCGTGACACCTTTTAACTTATTAAGCTCTTGTACAAGTTGTTCAGGTGTTGCGCTCTCTTCTATTCCATAAAACTTTTTTACTTTAGCAATATCATTTGCTGTTGGGTTTGTAGGATTTTCAAAAAAGAATTGTGCCTCGTTTGGTGTGCCTTTTAAAATTGTAACTTTATTTGGCGGCTGTGGTGGCATTATGATTGCCCTCCTATTAAGTCTTCAGGTTCTAAACTAATACCGAAACTATCATCTGTGTTCTCAATTTTATCAACATCACCTTCTTCAGGTGCAGGAGGCGGTGTTACTGGTACCTCTCCTAAGAATTGTTGAAATTGTAGAACTTGATCATTATATTTCTGATCATCAAATATATTTTTATTATCACCAAATTTACCTGCCTCAAATAAATCCACTTGACCTTTTCTTAAAAATCTAAGTATTTCTACTAATTGAGTTCTAACAAAATCTGGAGATGTTAGACCTTGTAAATTAATAACTCTTCGAGCATTGTTTACATCGTCTACGTTCAATCTTCCTGTTGGCTTAAGAGCTCTAGCTAAAGCGTATACAATTAAGTTCTCTTGCACTTTTTGTCTAGCAAAGTCTTGATCATAACCTAACCCGATGTAAGTCAGTGGATTGTAAAAATCATCTATGCCTACATTAATTTGAACTTGTTTAGTATTACCGATGCCGAATGGTAATTTTGAATCGTTTTTAGCTTCAAAGTTTACTAATCGTTTTAAGTCTTCTTCATCCTCTTCTAACGGATAAAATACCTTATCTTTATCTCTTAAGGTCTTACCCTCTTGTATTAAGGAGTCACCTAAACCTGGGCTAACTGCATTTAAAATAGAGCCAAATGTTCTTGGTGTTTCTTGTTTGAAAAACTCAACTAAACCCTCTGCTCCAAATCGTGATGGTTTGCCCTGAGCTACAGCCTCTGCATCTGATTTTAATATTTCTTCTACGATATCACCCGCTCTACCTAATGTGTTGAAATCACCAATAAGCTGTGATGCTTGTCCATAATTAGGCGCTGAGATAGATAAAGCAGCGTCCGCTTGAGGTCCCTCTGTCGGTGATAAATATGCATTAGGAGGCACCTCAATATCGTAGATAGTGTCGTTACCCTCTCTTCTGCCCATCATAAACTCATAATCACCTTTTTCTTCATTCCAAACTTTTTTAGTCATAACAATTTGTGTAGTTCCATCTTCTTCGTTAGGTATTGTCATGTTTTGAAATAATCTATTGGGATTTTTGTACAAATCTAACCCTGCTTTTTCTTTTGCTAAAACTCTATCAAGGTCAAACTGAGCTAATTTTAATTGTAAGTCTTGATTGAACCCCATGTTTTTCATCATAAAGTCATTATCATACCCCATCTTTTTCAAATAGAACTCTGACTCTTTTTCTAGTATAGCTGCGTTTTGATCTTGCATTGTTTGCAGCGCTAACTCTTTCATTTTTAATGAGTGTTGTAGCTCTGCTGCATCTTCTGCGGTTTCTCTGTCAATATATTTACCAGTGACTTGTGCTATAATATCGAAAATACCTGCTGCACCTTTATAAGGTGTTCTTGCATTTATGCTGTCAACTAAAAGATTTAAGCTTTTGTCTATGGCCGGGGTCCGAGGTAAGGGGCCTATTTTTTGTTGTATTTGTGACAAAGCATCTTCGAAAGAAACCCTTTGTCCTAAACCTAGTCTTTCAGCAATTGCACTATATTGTGCATCCATCTGCTGTCGTACAGGTAAAAATTGATCTGCATTTTCAATAGCTAGGTCATTGTAAATTGATGTTTGGTCCACAGCCTGAGATGCAAGTTCTGCTGATATTGCATTTTTTTCACTTACGCCTACGGGTTCCGTGACTTCGAAAGTGCCGCCTTGCACATTAGGCACTGGATCTACGGGTCTAACAGGCTCAATGACAAGATCTGTCTTGAATGCGTTTAAGGTATCAAAACCACTTGACATTTTGTTACCTCAAAAATCCACCTAGTGTTTGAATCCCCGATAATAATGGATTACCCATAGTCTGTGTGTTGAAACTAGGTAATGTCGGAAACTGTGAGACAAGACCTGATTGAAATTGTAAAGCTTGGAAAGGTTGATTAAATCTTGCTAAATTTGCCTGTTGTGCTTGATCAAAAGCTGCCTGCTGAGCTTGTTGCTCTGTTACACCCAAACTACTTAAAGTCGTTGCTAAGTTTCCAACAGCAGTTGGTTGATTTACACCAAACTGACCAAACAGTTGACCTATTCCTCTTTGTTGTTCAGCGCCAGCTAGACCTAACCTTGCTGCATTTTGTTGAGCTGTTCTTTGATCTTCGAAAGCTTTTTGTGCTGCAGTTTGTGATCTGTCAAAACCTGCCAGTAATAAATTAGCGATACCGCTACCTAATCTATCTTGAAAACCTCTTTGTGCCTCTGCCTCAAGCACGCCTTCACGTGCACCACCAAAAGCTCCCGCTGTCAAAGCCTGAGCTGCTCTATTTTGTCTAGATATATTAAATTGTCTTTGTGATTCTTTAGTAAATTCATCAATTACTTGTTGTTGAAAAGGATTCATAAATCTTTGTGCAGTCGTAGGATCGAACTGTCCTGTGGTTGCTGCAGTCATTGTAGCGGCATTACCTATGGCTGTATTAGCTCTACCCAAAGCATCAATACCCATGCCAAAGAAGTCAGGACTGCTAGTTGCAGCATTAGATACTAGTTGTGTTGCTTGACCAACTGCGGATGATACAGGAGCTACCTGTGCAACTGGCACAGGAAATCTTTTCATGTATTCAGGAGAGGTTATTGCCTCACCAGCTTTTACAACATTACCATAAGCTTGAGCTAATAATTCTTCAAATGTAGCCATTATAATCTACCTATCCCCATTGACTCTGCTTTATCCTCTAAACTATTCATCATATCATACATAGCTTTTGTGCCTTGTTTTCTATCACCATTACCTGCTGCCATAACCGCTTGTTTAGTCATAACAAACTCCCCATCAGATAACATGGCAGGTATATCGTCTGATTGACCATCGCCTGGTCCGTTAATCATACCATCTTTTTCAGGAAAGTCACTGATGCCACCTCCTTCAGCAAAACCGGCTGGAGTGTATGCATCTGTTATTGATACTTGACCTGTTAGGTAAGGATTTTTCTCAGGATCATAAAGGTTGGCAGCTTGATCTTCACCTAATGCTGCAGCAGCGATTGATGCACCAACGGTTCCTAATTTAAGTAAGGGTGAGAATTTTTCAAAGAAGTCAGTCACTGGCACTACACTTTGTGAGCCATCAGGATTTGTAATAATTTTTTCATTTTTTACTAATTTTAAACTTTCAAGTAGTCCCTCTTTTTCACCGACTGTGCCCTCTAACAATGTTGGTTCAAATGTTGATCTACCAAGGTCTTGCATTTGGCTTTGCATGTTTTGAAATCTGTTACTTTTTAAAGCTGAGCCTGCTTGTGTTGTTTGTGGTTGTCCCATGAAAAACTCACTAACACCTCCACGACCAGTCATGCCTCCAGTTAATGCTGCGGTGCCTGCACCTAAAGCTACATTTCGTAAAACATCTTGGGGTTTTGCACCACCTAATAAACCTATACCTGCTTGAAATAAAGCAGGATTTTTAGCCGCTAAAGTTCCGATACCTCCGAGAATACCACTTGATGCAGCTAACTGTGGAGCTAAAATTCCTATACCAATTTGTCCGATTGGACTCTTAACTAAATTCTTAGCTGCTTTGAAAATATTTTTGAACATTATTCATCCCCTGTTGCTGCTCCACTAAATAAATTTGGTGCGATAACGTGAACATCTCTACGTATATCGTCTTCTGTCGTCTCAGTTGCAGGGTTGGCGATGTCAGCATCCACTTCTTCGTGGGAGCTGTATTCATGTCCTGTTTTAGTATTTGTAACTGTCGTTTCTACTTTTGCACTATAAACGGGTACTTGTTTACCGTCTATTATATCATAACGTAGAAGTTTTGGTTCATCTACAATTTTTGCCATAGTATAGTTTTATAGGCGAAAAGCTATGAAATCAATAGGTTTATGTTTTAAAACCTAGATTACCTGATATAGAAATCCTATAATCATCTGACGTATAAAAAGGGTAAACCAAGTGATTTAATTTTGCTGGAAATAAAGCACATTTACCCTCCCAACTATTGTCTACAGGTAATGCTTCAGAGTGTATTTTACCATCTAAGCCAGTAAAAAGAAACGCAAACATCCCAGCTCTTTTATCAATTTCTTTCATTTTAAGTCTTGCCTTCTCTTCATCAATTTTGTAAGGAATTTTGTGCCATATTACAAAACTATATAACCCATCATGAACATGCATAGGATTGAACTCATATTTTTTTTGAAAATTTACCCATAAATTAAACAACTCTATTTCACAGTGTTTATAATTTAGTGTGGAGTGTGCTTGTTTAAAAAAATCTGGATATTTTTTTTGATGCTCTATAATAAGCCTCATCAAAAAAGGCGATACCGCTGCTTTACCTTTTGGGATAGAGTATTCATGTTTTAGATTACCTGCTAATTCATCATTTATGGGTTTGAGTCCTTTTTCATTTATACATGTGTCTAAAATATCCAATATATCTTTAGGCACGTCTGTTAATACATACATTTTTTCTCCTATAATTGTTGTTTTACTTCCAATAAAGAAACTTCTATCATTGCTCTAGAAGCTGCATTAGCTTGAACTTTCATAGAATCTCCCTCTTGATAGACCATGCTCGTAGATATTGTATTTGTGTCAGATGCTGACACGTCAACCTGAAAAATTTGGAAATCTGCACTACCATCGTTATGATCAATATCTACAGTGACACTTGCACTACCATCATAATTATGTGTGTTTATAGATTTTACTATAAATGTAGAAACGGGAACTGGTGGCACGGACGCTACATTAGCGGTTGGCACAGTGAAGACTGTGGTCAAATCAGTTGTCGTCACATTGGTAATAAATCTTTTAAATACGTCAGCCACTTAAAAACCACGCCCTTCTTGTGCTCTCTTCCTGAGTATCTTGTGTATATGAACTATTTAGTTGTAAAATTAAATCCTCTAATTGTCTAACCAACTCTGCAAACTGTTCCCTATCATAATCATCTCTAGGATCGGGGAATCTTGTTAATGTTAATTTTGCCATATTCTAATATAACCTAAAATTTGCAGAAAAAATAATTCTTTCTTGATCTTTGTTAGGTTTTACTTTATGAGGCAAATAACCAGGAAAAATTACTAATTTACCAGTTTCTGCAACAACATCCTTAATACTGTCTGTATCGAGAACATAGGGAAAACCAGGCTTATAAAAAGTTGTGGATGATGAATTTTCAGTTGCTTGTACATAATATATTAAGCTAAAACTATTCTCACTTATGCCATGAACATGCATTTCATGTTGATTATCTAATCCGTAAGCCTGAAACCAAGAATTTGATATTTCAATTTTTTCTTTATTATATATCTTTTCACAAATTATTTGCAGGTGAGTTATCAAAAATTTTTTAAAATCGTTCAGCAATGAATTATTTATTATATTTTTTTCATCAAAAAATGTTGACATATTCTGGTCATCTTTACCAAAGCTTAATTTACTTACAAAATTAGTAAGTTTTGCGTTGTCATAGTTTAGTTGAATTTCATAAAAACAAGTTTGAAAAGTGTTTTTTTGTATTACTAGGTTATTATCTTCTACCATCAGACTGTACGTCAAAACGTTGGGTTCCTAATCTCCAAGCTGTGCCTGTAGTATTAGAAACTAGATTGACAGTAAATTCTCTACCTCTTCCTCTTAAATTAACAAAATCTGTCGTATCTGTAAAAGATGTAGTCTTTGTAACACTCGTACTATTATTAGGGTAATTTTTAAATTCAAGTTTAGCGTTTAGGGTTCCAGATTGATTTTCTACATCTGGTATAATTTTAGATACAAAAGCAAATTCATTACCCTCTCCTATTTGTACAACACCAGATTTTACAAACGCTGTAATGGCTTCTCCATCAGCATCATTTCCTGTTTCATGTAAGAATACTTGTGTAGCCCCATCAGTCAATCCTGATATAACCTCATTATTAGCAGTTGTACTTTCAAGATATTCCGTGGCTACAGGATTGTCGTAAACTTCTCTATCTGTCCAGGTGGTTCTTGCTAAGGTTCCTGTCCACCAAGTTTGTTCCAAATAATTGTACGCAACAATTGCATTTATCTGATTAGATCCTGTTCTGTTATAAAACCACATAATTTCATTAAACTCACCATTATGGCCAGCAAATGCATTTTCTGACCCAGTTTGATTTATATTGTTAAAAACAAATTGCTCAACTGTGCATGGTAATTTTTTTACAGAACCGTCAAATAAAAAGAATGAATCTTGCGACATCCAATAACTTACACCGTTTATATCAACTCCTGCATGACTGCCTATTATCCCGCAGTTTTGTCCCAATTGTCTTAAACCGAAAGTAAAAGGCGGTCCTATAAATTGAAGAGCATGTAAAGACGTGTCGGTCCAAACTAATATTTGTCCCCTAGATCTTTCTGCAGCTACAATACGAGATCCGTCAGCAATACGCAAAGAACCTGCAGTGTTTTCTGCTGTTGGTTGATAAGTATTTCTGTCTTCTTGACTTGAAAATCTAATAAGCAGGTCATCTTGTGACGAAGTTGTTCCAATTGTGCCCTCTGTACCCATAAATATAATGTGTCTATCTGGTGTTGATACTAAACCTATTCTTGATGCAGTGGGTGCACTTGTTATGGCAGTAGCTCTTGTTGTTGGACCATCATCTGGATCCCACTCAAAAGCTCCACCATTTAAAACAGTAGCTATTAAAATTTGTCCAAAATTATCTAATGACCATTGTCTAGCCTCTAGTGTAACGTTAGATACAGATGACGGGCTACCCCAACCACCTGCACCCCATGTGTCAGTGCCCCAACCAAAAGCCGGAACTGAGAACTCAGGACCAATAGATATTTGATATTTCATGTTACCTGTGCCACCGCCTGATGCTGTTGATCCGGAGGCTGCTGCAGTGGTAGTTACAGTGTAGGCAGATGTATTTACAATAGACGTTATTTCAAACTCTTTATTCATATCAAGTCCATCTATTGTAGAAAAAGAGTCGAAGGTTACAAAATCTCCTACAGCTGCTCCATGACTAGCATCAGTAACGACTACTGTAGTAGTTGCATTTGTAGTAAAAGGGTCTGTCCTAGCTTGAGTTCTTCTCAAAGGTGTGATGTCAAAAGCAGTGCCCTCTTCTATAACATATAGTTTTCTGTCAGTGCCTATAACGTTGTATCTAGTGCCATCTAAGGCCACATAATTATGCATATCTCTGGCTGCGCCCACTAAGGTTGTAGAAATAAACTTCTCCCATCCTTTAATTTTCTGTGCTGAACCTTGAAAAAAACGAACCATATCACCATCGGTCCACTTACCTTGACCTGTATAATCAGTGACTTCTTTATTAATACCTGGTGCGGGTCTGAAATTTATGAGGGGCATTTGCGTAATATACTATAAAAAATCAATATTTCATAAAAATATTTATAGTTGTCCGACTATCAGTAAGATTGTCTCCATAATGTCCAAAACCCGAGTGTGGCACCCCTTTGTTAAAAAAAACACAATTGCTCTGTATGAATTTTACATCACCAATTAACTGAGGTTTATCTGAATTAGGAACATTTCTATAAAAAACAGTCCCTGAGTTTATGTTGGTTTCGGATAAATATATTAAAGCTGTATCAGTAGGATCTACGTGTATAAAGTCTTTGTTTTTGTCTTTATCCAATCGTTTATGTGCATACATAATTATTTCATCATAAATATTAAGATTATGCCCTTTTTGTAATAATAAATTACAAACAAAATAGTACAAAGATGGATCTATGTCTAAAATATTGGCACTTCTTACACCTGGCCATGTTTGTTCTCCACCGAATAATTGTTGATAATTTTCTTGATCGTAGAATTTGTATTTGTTCACAATACTATTCATTTGTGAACAGTATGGTAAAAAGCTTTGATATAAAGATATTTGACTCAATCCAGTATTTCTGTTTGAAAAGCTATCGTAGTCCTCAACAAAGCACTTAGTCTTGTTGGAGCCACTGCTCTATGAGGATTCGATCCATCAAATATTATCATTCGGTTACTTTTATACATAACGATTGCTTCTGCCTCAAATTTTTCAGTTCCATAGTCATACTCAACCTTATTATTACCAACATCTTTAAATTCAAAATTTTTATTATATACAATAAATTCACCACCCCATGTTGGTTTCCAACCTGGTGTCGCACAAAATAAATATGTAGGCACTGATTTATCATTATCTACATGAATAGTACCGTCATAACCTGATGGATATATATTTGCATGCCATCTTTCAATCATTAAATTTTTAGGTAAACTAGGTTTAATTTTTTCATAAAGATTAGATATTAGTGGGTATGAAAAATTCTCTTCATCTAATGCTGAGCTCCATGAGTGCGGCGAAGCCTCTGCACTATAACCCTTGTTGTTAAATGCAAACTTAATTTCACCCTCTAATATATATTTAACAAACCAGTCATCGAGAAGTTTCTCGTCTAAGAAATTATCAATAATCTGAACGCTCATGAGTAATCCTTTTTTGGTGCTATTAAACTTGCAACGTGACCCTTGTATGCTCTATTGCCAAAGTGTGTTAAACCCATTGCTAAATCTGCCCAAATTTCACCATTACAATGTTCAGTCCAAAGTCTAGAAAAATAGTAATCTTCTGATAGATATCTTTTTTGACCTAACGTCTCATATGGTCCAACTGCAAATAAGTCATAACAATTATCTGATCTATAATGTCTCCCGTTTACAATTTGATCTGTTTCATATTTTCTTTCAGGAAATTTTTTGAACATGGTTTTTATAACTTCTCTTTTCATTAACATCATACCTGTAGCCGCCTCATTAACTCTAAAGAATCCCTCTTCACCTTTAAGATTTTTAGGATCATCAAAATTTATGTTGTAACCTAATGACTTTGCTTCTATCTCATCTACACTAGCATCTGGATTATCTTGTAATATTTTTTTAATTTTTTCTAAATGTATGTGTTTTCTAGGGTAAACTCCACAAGACACATCCTTGTCTATACATAATAATCTTTCTACATTTAACGAGGAAAAACCTATGTCTGCATCTATAAAAAGTAAATGAGTGGCTACAAAATCTTTTTCATCCATCATCATAGATACAATGGTATTACGAGCTCTCGTTATTAAACTTTCATTACCCATTGATTGTATTCTTAGCTGCACTCCTGTGGTCATGGCCCACTGTTGAAGTTCTAGTAATCCGTGCATGGTGGCTTCAGATAACATTCCTCCATACATGGGCATTCCTAAAAATATTTTAAAGTTTTTGTCTTTTAAGTCTTTATTATCTATCATTATTGCCTTTCAAAAAAAGATGTTATGTCTTTTGGTATGTTGTTTTTAACATAATTTTCTTGTTTGTCAGTTAACTTGTTATTTCTAGTAACGACTTTGTTTTTAGTAATTACACCACCGTGATCTACAAGATTATCTATGGTGGCCCATTGTGCATGTTTTTTTACCAATTCTAATTCAAACTGTGTTTTAGATAATACACTAATTACATGAGGCTGCTCCATCATCTTTACTTGATGAATTAAAACAGCATTACACCTATGCATGTATCGTAGCCAGTTTAAATGAAAGTCTATCCAAACATGTATTGCTTTTGGTAAACTCCAAGAAAATAGTTTATTAGTTAGAACTAAATCTGGGTCAATCCAATTAGGATAATTAGCTAAGCCGTATCTATTAATAAAATCCACATCCTGATGTATCAAACTATTAAGCCAAGGTATTGGGGGCTTATAACAAAAAAACACAGGCGTATTTTGTAACAAATTTGCAGTCGCTTGTTCTGCATCTCCATTATGCTTCCAAGACCAATGTCCATAATCATTCACATTTCCGTTTTCGCAATAGAAATTATTTTCTATTAATAATTTACAATAATTTGTACAAGTTCTTTGAATACCGAAAATGTAATATTTCATGCTAATACTTTGTTGACTGAACTGCTTCTGCTCCTAAAATTTCTCTCTTGTCGAATTTGCAATCTTTATATTCTCCCTCTTGATCTACGTAATGTAAAAAAGCAGTTATATAGTGGTCGTGTTTACAATACTCTCGCCAATGTAAAAAATCTAAGCCTTTGAATATAAGAGCATCATTACGTTTCATTGCAAATTTGTGTAACACTTTTAGGTGTGTGTATTCTTTTTTACTATTATAATATTTATAATCAGAGGCATCATCTTGCTCGCCTAAAAAAATTTCATAAGGTTTATCTATTGGATCACAGCCCAAGCAAAGGGCTACAGTATATTCACAAGATTCTCTATCAGTATGAACAGGTAGATCTGACCCCAAATCATAGCACCTTAGATATGAATATGTTGGAAAAAGCTTTTTACTTACATTTCCTTCAATTACAGGGGTGCTCATGTCTAATAATGTTTCCATCACTATATCAGAATATTCACCAATTAAAGTTGTAGCTTGGAAGTCAACATCTCTAAATTTTCTTTCATTACTGAATTTTAAAACGCAATATGAATTAACAAAATTCAAGACATCATCAGGTAAAAAATTTTTAATTAACAAAGGCTCCATTATATTACCCAGCCTATTATTGCGTACCTTGTGCCTTTTGTAACTTTATTCACTTGATGTGGATATAAAAAGTTTGACGGAAAAGCTACAACATCACCAGTGTTTTGCGGATATTGTACCTCATTATCGCCTAATGAAAATTTAAACTCACCACCGTAAAAATCATTATTTAAACCTATGGATATTGACAATTGTCTATCCTCTGCTTTATATCCCATATCCACATGATATTTGTAACCAGCATCATATTGATTAGCTACATATTTAAGCAGATCTAATTGTGATATTTTATCATAAGCAAAATAAGGAAACTTATCTTTATAGATTTTACATATTTCAAAAATTTTTGATTGAACAAAATTTGATACGATACTCTTGCCTAACGTGTCATTATCAAAAAGGCTACGAGTTAAACAGTTTCTTATATTTTTGTTAGACCCATTAGTTGTTTTGGCATCATTATATGAGTTATCAAAATAAGATATAATTTTTGAACAAAGCTTAGGATCTATAAACTTTCTTAACTCTAATATGTGAGATTGCACTTTATTAAAAGGTGATACTATTGGCAGTTAGGTAATCATTTCTTGCTGTGGTTCCTGCGTTAGTTCCTGCAGTCACAGCAGCGCTATCATCCTCTGAATTAGCACTTGAGTCAGCATTGTAAGCAGTGCTATAAGCCTCATCATATTTATCCTGTGCTTCACACCTTATAACAACATTTGATACCCACTGAGGTAAGTCTGACTGAGTGGCATAGGTAGTATTAGGATCATCATTAGTATGTTCTAATTCATAAGTCCAAGTGCCTCCCTTATTCCAACATTGTATTGCATGAACTGTAGATGGCACCTCTGTATGTGATCTTATGTTAAGATATACTTTGCTATCTATATAAACATCTGACTCAGTGTTTCCAGTCCCTAAAGCTGGACCATCTCCAGATAAGCTACCTGCAGCGTCAAATATTACAGTTAATCTAGAGTTTATAGATGTATTATTTATTGTTATTGTCATCTTTCTTTACCTTTTTACCTTTATTAACTTTTATCTTATTATTGCTTAGTTGTCTAATAGTTTCATCCTCTAAATTAGGATCATTATCTCTTATGGCATCTTGATGATTACCAATTAACTGAAAAATACTAGCAGCATTGACCATTAAATTTTTAGCAGAATCGCTACTTTTAAATATATTCTCCATGGCAGCGTTTGATTTTACCATTTCATTTCTAAAAGATTCTGTGGCGGCTTGCGTTCCCATCATGTGTTTTGAATTTTCCACTAGAAGTAAAGGAATCCATGCAATCGAACACCCCCACTCTTGAACCATTGCTCCTGTTTGAGGGTGATTACCCTGTAACATGTTGTACCACACACATTTGTGTTTTATGCACTTCTTCTTAAGAAGAGGACACTGCCCGTCAGGGTCAAATATTGGCATTAATCTTTGTTGGCAATAATCACGTTTGCGTATTGAACATCCATCGCTGGCACAGAAATTGTACCACCTAATGATGAACTTGATACACTAAATGGGTGTGTATGAGATCCACCACCACCTGAGTTAGTTGTTGAATTAGTTGAAGTACCTGTTTGTCCACCACCTCTAATGACTTTGTCTGGTCCCTCAGGTCTCTGAAAACCTGTTTGGAAAGAGTGGTTGTGAGAACTTATTTCTGGTGTGGATAAAGTATGTCCACCTACTGATCCAGATACGGACACTGTAGCTGAAGTGGTGTCTGCATTTTTTGTACCAGTGAATGTAGAAAAGAATGAGTCGCTTCCTCCAGTGCCACCACCAGTACCAGTGACAATTGACATTGCAGTATTTGCTAAAGCAGCTGCAGTTTGTTTTGTCCAACCTGTTGGAGCAGAGGCTTGATTAAATACCATGGACGTTGAAGAAGGGAAAGGGTCAATACCTGTAAGGTCAGCTCCACTACCTGTATAAGAAGTAGCGGCAACTACTCCATTTGAGTTTAAAGTAATATTTTCTGTGGTGATTTTTTTACCAGTCGCAACTGCAACATTATCATTAAAAGTTGCTACACCCTTTACACCAACTGTGCCTAATGAACCTGCAAACATATCAACCACTTTATTATCATTGGTTATATACATAATTGTATGAGCACCTTGTGTAATTGCTACTGCGTTGCCTGAGTGACCAGTTGGAGCTACTGATAAAGTTTGTGAACCTGTTGTATTATTAAAAAATACGTAATTATTTTCAACTGCTGGTACAAATACTTTTATATCTCCAGTTAAAGCACCTGTGAACTCTATAACTTTGTTTGCTGATTCAGCACTTGCATCTGCATTACCTGTAGTCAACGTTACATCTGCTGAGCCTGCCACAGACTTAGACAAATATCCTGCTGTAAATGTATCGACTACCTGCAAATTTGTATTAGTATTATTACCCCATGTATTGGCATTTGCGCCAGTTGCCATGAGTTCTAATTTAAGTCTATCTGAATATGTGCTTGACATGATTTATACCTCCTTGAAATATATATTTTTTGTTATGCTGCGTCAACCTCTGTCCAGGTATTACTTGCTCCTGTTACTACATTAGCCCAAGGAGTTTGGAATGTTTCTCCTAAGGCAGTTGCCATACTTAATCCTGTAATATCAACGATAGCACCACCAGTAGCTGTTTCTGTGCCTTCTGCAAATGTTAAAGCTACTGTTGATACACTAACAATAACACCCGTTCCTGTCTCTACAGTTTCTGTACCTAAAGCAAAAGTGCTAGACAGACTACCAAGTGTTACTAAAGCATCTGCGACTGTGCTAACAGTTCCTAACGATGTAGTAGCAGCTACACCTGTAGGATCTACCTGGGTAAATATATCTATTACCGGAGTTCCTATCGCAAAATCTAATTGATCTGAAGGGGCTATAACACCAACATTACCTTCACCTGTAATACCTGAGGCACCTGATAGCGCTGCACCAATTGTTAAAGCTGTTGGAACAACTAAAGCTGTTGCCTCTGAAACCACTAAAGTTCCAGCACTAGCTGTCATTGTTAAGGGCGTAGGTGTTACTATGACACCTGTTCCTACCTCTTGTGTAGTCGTGCCTAACGCCGTCGACATAGATACACCACTAACATTAGTGATAAACTCTATGTTTTCATTCCATGCAAAAGAGCCCCATGTGCTTCTACCCCATCCTGCATCAACTGTTCCTGAGGCAGTTTCTGTACCAGCAGTAAAAGCCATAGACAGGCTGCCAAGCACAACACCTGCACCCTCTTCAATAGCTAATGCTCCAGATAACTGTGTTGCAAAAGAAAGACCAGTTGGGAAAATTCTGTGTTCAGGTGAAGCATCAACTGAACCTAAAGCAGACGTAGATTGAAGTGAACTAAGTGTTACTACTACATCACCTACAAAAGACTCAGTGCCTAATGCAAATGTAGAAGAAACACCCGTAACTGATACGGTAATTGAACTTTGTTGGCCCCATGCGCCTTCGCCCCAATTATTTTCACCCCAAGCGTCTGCCATGGTAATGACCTCCTATATTAAGATAATCTTAATATAGCACTTGAAGCATCGTTAGTTGGGAATGCGATTGTAAATGTACCGTTTGTTGATGTTTTTACACTACCAAAATCAAGAACTGCAATCGCTGCGTTTGTATTTGCAGATGATCTATTGTAGATCAAAGCTGCCTGAGCAGATATTGTTGCTGATGTAAAACTCACATTTGCAAAATCAACAAATGCAGTTGAAGCTGTTGCGCTTGTTTTGGTTAAGCCAATGGTTGCACTTGTTAAAGTTGCACCACCACTAGCGTATGTTCCTGAGTTTCCAACTTCATTAGTTGCTGAAAACGCTGTAGTGTTTCCGTTTAATGTTGCAGAATCTGTAAAGAGAGCAAGATTGATTGTATCATTATCAATATCGTGATCCCCTGCCAATAGCTGCTGTTTAAAGGAAGCACAGACTGCTTGGTTTATTGCCATGTTTTATGCCCTCCTTAGGCTTTTGGGTCTGCTGATGGTAAAGGTACTCTAAGTACACCATCAGTATACTCATCTCTTCGTTTACGTCCCATTTGCTCATTTGCAAAAGCCGTTAAGGCATTTTGGAACTTCTGCGTGTATAATTGCATATCTTGAGAGTTTTTCAAGTATGAATAAGCCTCTGATAATACACCGTACAATAAAACTTCAGGTGCATTATTAGAAATAAAAGTTGTAGTGCTTGTGCTACCAGAACCATTGCCTAATCGCTCAGGTGTTTCATCATACCACATTTCTACTGTGTAAGCTAAGTTAGGTGTTGGAGCTACCACTAATGTTGATGAATCCCAGTTTGCCCAATACTTAGGCTCACCTGTAAAACTTGTATTAGATGATGATCTCTCTATTGCATACTCATCAATAAATGTTGCATCAACTTGCTCTAACCACACAATTTCTCCATCAGATTTATGTAATTGCAAACCCCTTGCAAATCTAAAACCACCTTCTGGTCCTGAGACATCTAAAAAACTATTATTAGCTTGAAAAGCCGATGTTGCATATCTTCTTTGTGCATCTGTATCTACAAGCCTATCTATTTGATTTTCAATATTTGTAATAAAAACATTTACAACAGAGTTTGATAATACATCCGATGTAACCTCTGTATAGTTTCTAACATTATCTAAAAGTTCAGAATAATTCATGATATCACCACACTAACTGTACCAACACTTGAACCGATTAGCAACTCATTGCTTTGTGTTGATGGTATCATACCATTTGATTCAAAAGCTGAGTCACCTGGTGCTCCTACAAAAACGATAACAGGTTCCTCTCTAGCCGGTCTAGGATCTCTTAATGCGATTGCATCAGCAGGGTGATGACCTGGATCTAATTGAGGATGTTTAGGCTCAAAACAATCAGGACAAGTAAATAAACCATTCCATTCTTGTCTTAATTGTAAGTATTTATATTGTTGTCCGCATCTATCACATAAAGCTATAGCACGATTACCATTTGCAAAAGTCATCTATTAACCCACGTAAAAACTTCTAGGCACTATGTTAACAGATGTTGATTGACTATCTTCGGTTAGTGCCCTTTGTAATTCTGCCTCATATCTTCTTTCTAATTCTTGTGATCTTTCTGGCGCTATTTCTTGTCCAAGATAATAAGCTAAACCAGCTACAGTGCATGGTAAAAATCTAAAAGGTGCGTCTGGTTCATTTGTATAAGCACCTACATCTTCAATCCTGCCAACATAAAAATAATTTATTTGTGTGTCAGTTTCATTAGGTGTTTGATAAAGATTTATTTCTACGTTTGATAAATTTCTTTGAATAAAGTATTGACTAGGTTGTCCCTGTTCAAACTTGTTTGGTATGTTTTCATATTCAGATCTTGATATTTTTGTCATACTAGTATCTGTAGTCGTGCCGCCACTAATTTTTCTAAAAACTAATTCTAAAACGTCTGATGCATCTGAGGGTGTTGTATAAGTTGTCGTACCTGCAGTTAGATTTTGTGTATGATTTTTAACTTTCCATAAATGAATACCCCGATTACCCCACTCAGAAAACAACAAGTTAAGATTATCTCTCGCTGCTCTTAGTTCATAACCAGTCCTCATAGACTTACCACAACGAGCATATGCTCGTTCAATAATACTATCAAAACTTAAATTAAATGTGGTGGTATTCGAGGTAGCCATTTTTACATGCCTTTTCTAGCTTTGCCTGGTCTAGCCATACCGCCGCCACGCATTTTCTTAATCATGCCACCGCCACGTTTTTTTACCACGGATTTCTTTTTCATTTTGCCGCCTCTTTTCATACCAACGACATTTTTCTTTTTCATCATGATGTTTTCTCCTTTTTAAATAGTTTTTCGTACGCTTCTTGCCTAGTTTTTACGACCTCATCGTAATACTCTGCTGGCCATTTTTTATAATAACCTATCTTATGTAGTTTGCAACTTGCATCATATAGTTGCTTAAACTTTTGTATTAACATCATAGAGTAGCCTAGATCTGTCTCATACTTACAATCATCCGTAGGATCTACTAAAAACTCTTGATCCTCTGAGTTAGCAGGGTTATTAGGATGAAAGCCCATAAAGTAAACGTCACGCTTGTTATATGTTTTATTGTAAAAATCTATTTTTTCTTGAAACTGTTCTTCATCATATTGATCAAAATAAGGGTCACAAAATATAAGAATGTCATGATGTTTTTTATTCCAGTCTTTAAGTAACGCAGTAAGGTGTTTTTCGTATTTTGTTTTGTCAGGTCTTACCTCGATTCTTAATTTACCGTCTTTTCTCCATTTAGCTGCAAAGGGACATGCTGGAAAACCGAGATGTTTATTCATCGGCTCTAAGACAAACTTAGACCAATTTATTACATCAAGTTTTATTTTTTCTGCGTGTTTTTTTCTTGACAATTGTTTTGACGTTAGTTGGCTTACCACCAACTCCTTGAGCCACTGCTCTTTTTCTAGATACTGCTGATTTGATTTGTCCCTTTGACATTGCTGCTGCTTTCGCAGCGGGGACACATTTAGGGTACTTTCGTTTTCGGTCTGCTTTTAATTTTGATCTACCACATTTAGCGAAGCTGCCATCTTTTTTGCGAGAGCCTATATCTCTCCAATCCTGTTTGAACCACTTCGCTAATCCTTTGTGGCCAGACATTTAG